AAGCTGCTCGTATAGCAGTTAGTGGTGAGTGTAAATACTTACAGCCATATCTTGAAAAGCATCTGGCAAAATTCACCTGCAACACTTTCAGGACAAAACAACCAAATCTTGATATACGTCATAGCAGTAACTTCACAGGACCAAGAAGGGGAAAGCACAGGAGATACGAGCTTGAACCTTGGGGCAAGTTTGTAAACGTAATGGAGGAATACAGCCATGTTACATAATAATCAGTTATGGGCAGTGCCAATATATCCGTTCAACATAAGCTCAACACCTGCAAGTGGAACCTTGGCATTGAAGTCAGCCACTACGTTTATAGCTTATTCTGTCATATTGAGGCAAGCGGCAACGTTTAATAAATTTAGGTTCTATGGTTCTGGAACTGGAACAGTCAACAGTGTAACGATAGAGTTGCAAGCTGACAATGGTTCCGGTTCCCCTAGCGGAACCGCTCTTGACACTGGCACCATAACAACGTATGATAATACGATAGCATGGAGGGAGTGCACGAACTTTACTGGAGACCAAGTTCTTACTGCTGGAACATTGTACTGGGTTGTGATCAAAAATACCACAGGTACACCAGCTAGTAACTACCCAACAGTTACTTTTGTGTATGGCCTTCTTCCTCTTTGGACAAATACGGACTCGTCTCAATGCAGACATGCCAAGAAGCACACTACAGATGGGAGTACTTGGTCGAATCAGGTTGGAAATATAATTTCATTCATGGCTGGCTTCACTGATGGTTCTTGGTATGGGTGTCCTGGTCAGAGTGGTGGTTATTTCGACGCTTCTGGTGTTGATCGTGCATATGATGGTGTTGAACTTGGTGGGGTCATGCAAGTTCCAGATAATGTCTGGTTGAATGTTGTTGGTGTCTGGGGTTGGATCCGTAGGGCTTCAAAACCAGGAGCATTGAGGTTCAAGTTGTATTCTGGTGTTTCTTTGTTGGGAACTTCTTTGGATGTCCCCCAAGCGAATACTTCAATTACGGCCACGACAATATCAGGTTATTTTGGCAGAAGCATAATTGTACCTCCAAAAACTATACTTAGGGCAACTATTTCAGCTGCTGCTGGTGATAATGCCTTTAACTATTATTATTTGTCGGGTGTTGTAGCTGACGCAAACTATCCTGATAATGCCCCAACCCCATTCACTTACACAAGAGTGGAAAGCGGTGCAGCTACAGATACTGCTGGAAAGCATCCGGCACTTGCGTTGTTACTTGATGGTGCACGACCGTTCGCACCACCACCAATAAATCGCAGACAATTCAACTCAATGAGGTGATACCATGGCAACTGGCGACGAGCTTAGTCAAACATTACAGGCTGATGCGGCTACTTACACACTGACAGTTCAAGGTCGTACTGCTGGTGGACAGACACCTGAAGTTCTGGCTTCTGTAGTTGTTGGCAAGAAGATTGATGCAGTGGCTGCAGCCAGAAGGTCTGGTGTTTCTTCTGCAGACTCAACAGCCAACCTTGATGCTGCTGGGTATATCGGAGCAAACAATATTGACGTGTCCAACAGTATGCACGTTGCATTGAGTGCGCGATTCTCAGCAGCAAGTCAGTCTTGTGTTTGTTTTTTGGCCTTTTATGATGAAAGCGATGGTCTTATTGGTATATCCGAAGACATTGCTTTCCAAGGGGACGCAACCTACCGTGAAAGTTCATCGGGTAATTACATGAGTCCGATGAAGATCGTGGACACGATGTGTGCTGCTCAAGTCTATGTTGTATTGAGAACAGCTCCGGCTTCCGGCGACGTTGACCTGTACTTAGAGGCGATATAATCCATGCGTGCGGCGATCTACATCTATTATCTTGGGCTTACGACTTCCCCGTCTGCCAGCCCGAGTGCTAGTCCATCTGGGAGTGCAAGCTCAAGCCCAAGTAGCTCGCCATCTGCATCTGAATCAAGCAGTCCAAGCAGTAGTCCTAGTACCAGTCCAAGCAGTAGTCCCAGTGATTCGCCATCCACTTCACCCTCGGCAAGTGAGAGCAGCAGTCCGTCTACTTCTCCGTCGAGTTCACCTAGCACTAGCCCATCTGCTTCTGAATCAAGTTCACCTTCTGCTTCAGAAAGTAGTTCTCCATCTACCAGTCCGTCTAGTAGTCCCAGTAGTAGCCCGAGCACGAGTCCGTCGGGTAGTCCAAGCACCAGTCCAAGTTCATCACCGTCTGCCTCGGAAAGTAGTTCTCCGAGTTCATCACCCTCGGGGTCGGTAAGCAGTTCACCCTCGACTTCTCCGAGTACAAGTCCGAGTTCGTCGCCGAGCAATAGTGCTTCCCCTTCAACCTCTCCGAGCGGTAGCCCCTCGGGGAGTCCAAGTAGTTCGCCTTCGGCAACGCCATCAACAAGTCCGTCAGGATCGCCGTCGGGAAGTCCATCTACCAGTCCCAGCAGTTCACCTTCGAGCAGTCCCTCTACATCTCCTAGCTCGTCGGTCAGTTCATCACCATCAAGTAGCCCCTCTACCTCTCCGAGTAGCTCACCGTCTACTTCACCGTCGAGCTCTCCGAGTAACAGCGCATCACCGAGTAGTTCGCCTTCGGGGAGTCCTTCGACTTCACCGAGCACATCTCCGTCATCTTCCCCTTCGGGAAGCCCAAGTTCGAGTCCGTCTACATCTCCATCGGGGAGTCCATCGACTTCACCTTCGGGGAGCCCCTCGTCCAGTCCGAGTACCTCTCCCAGCTCGTCTGTGTCGAGCTCGCCTAGCGGCTCCCCGAGTTCAACACCTTCTGCTAGCGAAAGTTCATCACCATCAGGGAGTGTTAGCAGTTCACCAAGCAGTTCGGAATCGGCGTCCCCCTCGGAAAGCCCAAGCAGCTCTCCGTCTGCAAGCGAGTCCGGTTCTCCAAGTGGGTCGCCCTCGTCAAGTCCTTCGGCATCGGAAAGTTCAAGTCCATCGAGTTCGGTATCGAGTTCACCATCCGGTTCTCCAAGCGAGTCACCATCATCGAGCGTCTCGTCATCACCCAGTGGGTCGGTATCAAGTTCACCATCTTCTTCTCCGAGCAGTAGTCCAAGCTCATCGGAATCAAGTAGCCCAAGTGAGTCTCCTTCGGCTAGTCCGTCTGAGAGTACTTCACCTTCAAATACACCGTCAGGAAGTCCCTCGTCTTCGCCGAGTGCTTCGGAATCGGGAAGTCCAAGCTCTTCCCCTTCCTCGTCACCTTCAAGCAGTCCGAGCGGTTCTCCTAGTTCTTCGGTGAGTAGCAGTCCATCTGCTTCTGAGAGTGGATCACCTTCCACTAGCCCAAGCAGCTCACCATCTGGAAGCCCATCTTCTTCGGTTAGTAGCAGCCCTAGTTCATCTCCCAGCAGTAGTGAATCTGCTTCTCCGTCATCTTCTGCAAGTGCTAGTCCTTCCACCAGTTCGTCTCCTAGTGGAAGTCCAAGCTCGTCTCCAAGCGGATCACCGAGCTCAAGTCCTTCGAGTTCTGTTAGTGAGTCGCCAAGTGAGACGCCTTCTAGCAGCCCTAGTGGAAGTGCGAGCACAAGTCCAAGCGGATCTCCTAGTGCTTCACCAAGCAGTTCGGTATCTGCATCGCCAAGTTCGTCAGTATCAAGTAGCCCGTCGGCTAGTGCTTCAATGTCTCCGAGTGCAAGCCCGTCTGAGACACCTTCTAGTTCACCTAGTGGGTCACCGAGTAGTAGCGTTAGCAGCAGTCCAAGTGAAACACCAAGTTCGTCACCGTCTGCTTCACCAAGCAGTTCAGTTTCGAGCAGCCCAAGCGAGACACCAAGCAGTTCACCATCGGAGACACCGTCGACCAGTCCAAGTGGCTCCCCGAGTTCATCGCCAAGTTCGAGCCCAAGTAGGTCACCAAGCGCATCACCAAGTCGCAGTCCTAGTGCGTCTACTGGAATTGTTGATTGTCA